CGGAAAAATCGAAAGTCCCTGGGGTATAGGCTACCGGGGCAGCAAACCCTTTATACAGTGTACAGAGTAGATAGGCGCCGTCGTAGTAGCAAACTATCAAATCCAATGCACCCGCCTCAGTGCTTAAGGCCGCCGCCCCCTTCGGGAATCGGTAAGAAGTATCGTAGGTTAATAGCCTCTTACCGACTGAATCTTGTGTACACGCTATTCTAATTAACCTGCCATCGCCAAGATTTACAGGGTTTAACAGAACATGGTTTTTAGTGAGTCTTATCGAAAAATTAGACTGCCCCTGGGCATTTAACACCACATCATTGTCACTATCAGAGAGTGAAACTACCGAAGTTTCAGCCTCCCCTGGTGGTCCTGGTGGTCCTGGTGGCCCCTGCTCAGACGATATTAAAACATCAATAACGGGGGTAATAAAAAAAGACATAGGGTTATCTCGTTATTTGCTCGCTAAACATAACTACACCGTAGCACAGGCGCACGGTATCGCTATTTAAAAAATAAATTTCCAGATCATATAAACCGCCTGCACCGATTAGCGCATCGGTATCGGCTGCTGCTATGTAAAAGTCCATTTTTCCAATGGATGGGGTAATCGTAATCCGGTTGTTTTCGGTGCTGAGCTCCAGTAAAAACGAAGCCGATTCCACAGTTTCCCGAACTTGCATTTTAGCCGTGCAATCCGTTAAATTAATGGGCTGGCCGTTGCTGTCATTCCAGATGAGTGAATGCCGCCACGTCGCCCCTTTTTCAATAACTGGAAGATTTAATTTAGCCGCTTTCACCCAGTTTCCTTAGTTAAATTAGGTTAACTTATCATAGTCCTTAGTTAAAGCAGGTTTAAGGTGAAACATTTCACCTTACAATTGCCCCGCCCATGGCGCTACCATCTTGCCATGAGTAAAACACCCCCGGTATCCATTGCCCTTTCTGCACGGCTGATTGAGCTGGGCGGTTCTGTGCCTACCGAAATTAAACTACTTCCATCAGGTAAATTCAAAGCCAAGGACGGACGCCCGCACGGACTATCCGGCTGGCTGATGAATGACCAAAGCGCCGGTGCATTGCTTAGCGCTTGTGCCAGCCAGCAAGACAATTACCTGATCGATTACGACCACCAGACCTTGTACAGTAAAACCAACGGCCAACAAGCGCCCGCCGCAGGCTGGTTCTCAGCCCTGCAATGGCGGTCTGATGACGGTCTTTATGCCACCAATGTCGAATGGACAGCCGCCGCAACCCAAGCCATTGAGTCCAAAGAATACCGCTACATCTCCCCGGTTTTAACCTTCAACCCAAGTACCGGCGAAGTCACCGGCCTGCTGATGGCCGCCCTGGTCAACTATCCCGCGCTTGATGGCTTGAACGATCTTGCCGCCGCACATTTTCACGTTTCACTACAACAGGACATCACCATGGATCAAGACGAACTGCTTGAACGCCTGCGATATTTACTCAACCTTCCAACGTTAGCAACGCTTGATGAGGTGCTAGCTGAGCTGGAAAAACTCAAAACCCTTATCTCAACACCCGAAGACACGACCCAAGGCCTGGCCGCTTATTTAAGCGCGCAAACCCACCGGATAGAAGAACTGTCCGCACACCTGCCAGATGTGTCAAGCTTCGTGCCCGTTGAAGTAATGCAAGCCCTGCAAGGCGAATATGCCGCGTTACTGGCTACAGTGCAAGGCGATAAAATCCGTCAGATGATTGAGCCTGCCCTAGCCGATGGCCGCTTGTTACCCGCGCAAAAAGTCTGGGCGGAAAAATTAGGCAGCACAGACCTGGCCGCACTCACGACCTATCTGGATACTGCCCGTCCTATTGCCGCCTTAAGTGGCCTGCAAACAAATGGGATAGGGCCTGATGACCGGACAATAAGCGCCTTTAAAACGCCGACAGGTTATTCAATTGACCCTGAAACGGTGGCTTTACATACCAAAATTAAAAACTACCAATCTGAACATAACACCACTTATGAAGCCGCCATATTAGCGGTTGAGGCGCAATTATGAGCAAGCAAAGTTTTCCCCTATTAACGCTAACCATCGCAGCCTCTGCCACCCTGGTGGCCGAACGCTTTATCACTTTCGCGGGCGCTGTCCCTTCCGCCGATGCCGCTGTGTTGGGCGTCGTCAGAACCGCCGCCGTGTCGGGTGATAAAGTCCCCGTCGATGTCCTTGGCACCACCGTTTGCGAGGCAGGCGGGGCTATCACCGCAGGCGACACCTTAAAAGTGGATGGCACCGGCAAAGTCATCACCTGGGCGACTTCAGGCGCTAAAGTAGGGATTGCCCTGCAAGCCGCTTCAGGCACCGGAAAATTTATCGAAATTTTATTGCTGCCCATCGCCGCATAAGGAACCGCCATGACTCAAATGACTATCTCAGCAACGCGGGTTATCGACCCGATTTTATCAACCGTTGCCCAAGGCTATAAAAACTCGGCCCTGATTGGCAGCGCCTTGTTCCCCTCCGTTCCAGTCACCCAACGCGCCGGAAAAATTATCCAGTTTGGAAAAGAAAGCTTTATGACCTTTGATACGGCACGGGCGCCGGGAACCGCCGTCAAGCGGATTTCTATCGGCTATGGCTCACAAACCTATGGTATTGTTGACCACGCCTTATCCGCTGTCGTTCCGATTGAACTTCTGGAAGAAGCGCAAGCCGTCCCGGGTATTAACCTGGCGTCTGCCTCCGTGCGCACCGTCCAGGATATTATGCAATTGCGGCTGGAAATTGACCAGGCGACACTGGCAACGACCGCAGGCAGTTATCAGGCCGCTAACAAGACGACATTATCAGGCACCAGCCAATGGAGCGACCTGACCACCGGCGTATCCGACCCCCTCAAAGATATTGAAGTGGCAAAAGATGCAGTACGCCAGGCCGTAGGACAACGCGCCAACACCGTCGTTCTAGGTGCAGCCGTGCTTAAGTCTATGGTGCAACACCCTAAAATTATTGATCGTATTAAATATACCGGTCGTGATGTGCCTACACCTGAACTGTTAGCCTCCCTGTTCGGCGTTTCCACGGTCGTGGTAGGCGATGCCATCAGCGCCGATGAGGCGGGCACCTTCTCCGATATTTGGGGAAAATTCGTCATTGTGGCCTATACCGAACAAAGCGGCCTGGCCGATATGGGGAGGCCGACTTACGGCTATACCTACCAGCTATCTGGCTATCCCTTTGTAGAAACGCCGCATTACGACTATACCACGCGGTCTTGGCTCTATGACGTATCCGATGCGGTTAAACCGGTCCTTAGTTGCGTGAACGCGGGCTATCTGATTTCTGCGGCGGTGGCTTAAATGGCCGATAAAACCCATAAACCCGTTGATACTGAGTATCGGGTAATAGAACCCCTGCAACATGACGGCTTTAGCTATCAGCCGCAAGATAAAATAGTGCTGTCTGAACAGGCGGCCTCGGTGTTACTGGCTAACAACCTCATTTGCAAACATGAGCTATTGCACGAAACAAAACCTGATTGACCGGTTTGGCGTGGCTGAACTCATCCAGCGCACGGATAGGGACAGACGCGGGGACATTGACGATGCGGTGTTGATGCAGCTAATAAGCGACGCTGACTCGGAAATCAATGGCTACCTGGGCGCTTACAGCCTGCCGTTAGCCAATGTACCGGCTAATTTTGTCCGCTTGGCGGGCGATATTGTCAGGTATTATTGTTACGACGACCAAATGAATGAGCCCGTAAAGGCCCGTTATGACAGTGCTATCGCTTATCTAAAAATGGTCGCTAACGGGACGATAAAACTGGCCCCCGATAGCCGTGGGGAACCGATTCCATCAGCCATGGGCGGTATCTTAATCAGCAGCAATGCGCCGGTTGCCGTGGAAAATTATTAATGATGCTAAGGGCGCTGGTTGAAGACACCATCCGGCTGGCAATCCATGAATTTAAAGACGTGGGCGGGGCGGCGGGTATCCAATCCGTATTGGCGAATGCTGTCACGCCGCCGGGTTGTTATGTGTTCAGGCAAAAAGTAACCGTTAACCCCAATACCGCGATTAGCACAATCTCGCAACTGAGCATGGAAACGCTGGGCGTATTGGTCGTGACCCGCAATGTGCAGGATGCCCGGGGCGGGGTTAATTCAGACGAAAGCGAAGCCTTATGCACTCTGATCCGGGGCGTGTTACTTGGCTTGACGGTTGATAACAGTTATGCGCCGCTGGAATATGGCGGCGGCGATCTGGTTTTAATGCGTGACGGGCTGCACTTCTGGCGCGAACTTTGGCAAACAAGCCGCTATCTTCGGGTAGCTTAGGATTAAAAATGAACTTGAACTTTGAAGACTATAAAAAAACCGGAAAAAGTGGCAGCTATGACGCTAAGACTGATTCTTATGTATTGGACGATGGACCCCAAGAAATTACGGAGGGGGAACAACTTGTACAAATTGACGTAAATAATGCACAACCTGACAGTCAGGAAACTGCACAACCTGACGCCATGGAAACTGTAAGTACAGACAGGCAAGAAACGATAAAATCAACTGGATCGGGAGTAAAGCCATGAGCGGGATTGAAGATATAACAGAACAAGAACCGGTTGAAGCTGAAGAGGGTGCCGGGATTGATGCGGACGATGCAGCCGAAGCCGTAGCTGAATCCGACGATGAACACAAATTAGGGGAAGATGATGAGTGATCCACGCCTAACCAATAAGCGATTTTTAATTGCCAAGGCCGAAACCACGCCCGGTATTGATTCGTCCCCAACCTCAGTAAACGGCCTCTATGTCGAAACGTTGACCGTAAAAAAACTCGATGTGAAAACCATTGACCGCAACACCATCAAGCCGTTCATGGGGTCGAGTGCAAAAGTGGTGGCGACCTCTGAAGGCCAGTTGGATTTTGAAATAGCCTTGGCCACCGGCGGCAATGCAGCAGGCGTCCCCACGCCAGGGACAACCCCTGCCTATGATGCTGTTTTACGCGGCTGCGGCATGGTAAAAACCGTTTCAGCGACAGCCATTAGCGCTACTGCCCAAGGCGGCACGCTCAACAGCATCAAACTGGATACGGCCGCTTCGGCGACTGATGATATTTACTGCGGGATGACCGTCCTCGCGGAATTTCAATCCGGCGTATTACAAGCGCCCGGTGTTACCGACCAGGCACAGATAAAACTGCCCGCCACCGATAACATAGCAACGGGGTCAACCGTCGGCACCTCGACAACAACCGCTATAAACCTGGCCGTAACCGCTTCGGCGGATGATGATTTCTATACCGGCATGAGCTTGATCATAGCCGGGCAAACCCGGACTATTTCGGCTTACGTAGGTTCCACGAAAGTAGCCACCGTCTCCTCGGCTTTTCCCTCTGCACCCGCAGCGGCAACGGCTTACACCATCCTGTACAATGATGATTATTATGTCGGCATGGCGGCCACCGTCGTGCATTTTTCCGGGACTATTGTCAGCTCAGGAAGCTTTATATCAACGGTTAATTATATCTATCTACCCGCTTCTTTAGCTTCCGCTAATATCCTTGGCTGTGACTTGAAAATTACAACGGGGGCCGTTACAGAAATACGCCGTATTTCCGCTTATGACACCGTAAGCAGGAAGGCAACCTTAGCATCAAAACTGGCGACGATCCCCACATCAGCTTCAACGTTTAAGGTCACTGAGATCAAGCCCATCATTGCCAGCAACGGCACCACGCGGCTGGTAACCGTTAAAACACCCTATAAGTTCCTGACGCTAGTGGGTGGCGCGTTTACCCTGTCAGCCTATCGCCTGGTGATTGATTACAATGGCACCAGCAAGATTGCAACGGTCACGCCCGCCTTTAAAAAAGCGCCCACGACAACCACCGTTTTCTCGTTTAACCCCTTCGTTAAATATACGCCGTCATCTGCAAACCACATCAGTAACACCTTTTACTATTATGAAGACGGCGCTTTGCATAGTTTTATTTATGCCCGGGGCAATGTCTCGTTTGAGTTTAACAACAACGCCATTCCCGTGATGAAGTTTTCCTATAAGGGACTTGTTGACCGCTACGAAGATGGGGCCTTCCCCAGCTTTGACTTAAGCGCGTGGGTTGAGCCTTTACCGATTAATTACGACAATACGCAAAACCTGATTGTTAACGGTTTCGCTGATACGGTCATGGATAAAATCAGTTTTGACCTCGGTAATGAGTTGGTGCATTTAGACGCCCCTGGCGCTGATATGATCTATATCAAAAACCGGGCGGTGAAAGGCAATGTATCTATCTGGTCACCTTTAGCTTCCCAGGTTGATTTTTACAGCGCGATTATTAACGCGCAAACCAACCAGGTCTCGTTTACCCACGGCCCGATCGGCAACCAAATCTCCATTTTTTGTAAATCCGTGCAATTGCTCAATCCCAGCGATTCAGAAAAAGACGGAATCCAAATGCTTGGCATGGATTTTAATATATTGCCGACCGGAACCGGCAGCAACGATATAAACATCATTTTACAATAGGTTTTTTATGGCGCTGGTCATTGGTAAAAAAGAATCACGTATCATCCCGGTGGAAGCTAAAGAGCCCTTGGATGGCGATAAAGTTACACTGCATAAATTTGATGTTGAATTTGAAATCATCCCGCGTGACCTCTGGTCGTCAATGTCCGAGCGCTGGGAAGAGCTTGCCCAGCAACTAAGGGCCAGCCCCGATGCAATGACGGGCGATGATAGCAAAGAAGCGCGTGAACCGATCTGGAAAATAGCCAAGCCGTATATACGGGCTATCGGCCCGCTGTTGGACGATAAAAAACAGCCCATGGAGTTCACGCCCGAACTGCTCGACGCCATTCTTGCCGAACCCTGGCTGCAACAGCCTATTGCGGATGCTTTTATGTGCGTCCAGCTAGGACTTACCAATGCAGACTACCGGAAAACCCGCTTAAAAAACTGACTGCGGCGGGCTATTATTGGGTAACGTCTACTGAAAAACCGATGCCCTATGCCCCTAACAAGCCGCTCTCTGATACGGAATTTTTCGGCGTACCCAGCCTGGCAAAGAGTGTCGAAAACCAACACGCTGGCAAACCGGATTGGTTCGTGGAATGGCTAGCCGAGAAACCGGGAACGACTGATTTTATCGTCTGGTTTGATGCCTGGGCAGCGATTGGCCTGTTTGCCACGCTGCAAACACAATGGCGCACCGGCTATGAAGGCGTGACCGGACTGGATTACACCGCTGTTATTGCGGTTATTTCTCTTAACTGCCAACGAAAATCGGAACAAATGGCCTTGCTGGTTGACATACAGGCTCTCGAGCACGGCGCCCTAACCGGTATCAATGAGCAGCGCGAACAAGCCGCCAACGAGACAACAGGAAAAAAATAATGGCAGCACCTATTGTACTGGGCATTACTATCCACGCCGATGGCAGTTCTCAAGTAACCGGTGAGCTGCACCGGATTCAGGCCGCCGTTAGCCAGACCGGAGCAGCCGCACAAACCACCTCACGCCAATTTTCCGAACTCGCAAATGGGCAACGGGAAGTTACATCAGCAACCAACGCCAGCGCCTCAGCATTCAACAGGTTTGGTATATCAGCCGCCGCCATGGCGGGTACTGTTGCCGGTATTGGTATGGCTATGTTGGGTAAAAGTATTATATCAACTACTGAGACGTTACAAAATCTTGAAGTCCGTATGCGGAGCCTCACCAAGAGCACCGATGATTACACACAAGCAACGGCCTATCTGGCAGAGGTATCCAACCGACACCATAAGGATTTAATCGGCTTAACGGATTCTTTTAGCAGGCTTTTGACGATAGAGCAAACGGGGATTATATCCCGTCAACAAAGTGCGGCCATTCTTGAAGGATTAAGCAACGCACAGAGCCGAACGGGGGCAAGTTCAGAACAATTAGGGCAATCAATGGTGGGGCTTACCCAGGCATTAAGCTCTGGCACGCTACAATGGGAGGAAATGAAACAGGTCACTGAGCCTATTCCTGGACTAATGGTGAAAATTGCAGAAGCCGCAGGCTATACCGGACAATCAGCCGTAGGGGATTTTAAAAACGTCGTGGCAGCAGGCCAAGTCACTTCTGAAATGTTTGGACGTATCCTGGTCGGTTCATTGGCACAATATCAAGGCGCGGCTGAAGATGCAGGAAGCACGCTAACGGCAAAATATTCAGACATCCAAAACGCCTGGACAAATTTAGTTAAAGTGATCGAAACCCCTGTCGCTGATGTCTTAACCCCTGTTTTAACAGGTATTGCCATCGCCGTGGAAGATTTAGGACTTGCCGTCGGCTCATTAATGGCGAAATGGCGTCAATTAACAGGTCTGATAAAGTCAGGCGGGGCAGGTGACAACGGGCAAGTTATCGACTTGACCGGACGCGCAAAGCCACCAGGCTATACAGACGCTAGCAGCGCTACAAAACAAACGACAGCGACAGCGGATGCGCTTGAAATTAGAAAACAGATAGAAGCCAACGCCACAACACACACTAAAGCTGCTGGCGCTCATCATGCCGCCTCAAAGGTACACAGTGCAGCGGCTAAAGCCATTTCAGACGCGGCACGGGAAGAAGCGCAAGCCGTTAAAAGCCTGCAATCCGCTTATGAAAGCCAAGTGGCCTCCCTACTGGAAGCCAAAGCCACTCAAGCGGACACCAGCGCCACGGCGGCGATGGAATACAAAGTACAATCGGGCGCGCTTAAGAATCTGTCGGAAGAAAAAAAGCTGTATTTATTACAACTGACCGCTGAAAACCAAAACAACGAAAAGGATGCCAAAGCCAAAAAGACCCAAGCCGACGCAATGGCCGCCCTGGTCAGCCAATACAACCAACTCACCCTATCGGCACGGGATTATTATCGGCTAACATTAACCACTAGCGGCATAGCGCCCAACCAACAAGCGCCCATCATGGCGCAATATGACAAGAATATCGCCAAAACGTCAGAAACAGCCAGTATCGCCAAGGATGCCGACGCCTTAAAGTCTTATGTTGCCGCCTTAGACCAGGCCAAGGTTAAAACCAGCGACTTGGGCGCTATCACATCTGGGGTATTTGATGGCGCTCTGGGCGGTATCAATGCCATGGCGGGAGCTTTTGACCTGATGGTTAATTCCATCACGGAAAACACCGTGGCGCTGGCCGAAAATGCCCGGATGCAGAAATTAAACGAGGCCAACCCCAAGGCCATTGATTACCAGAAAAATAAAATAAAGCTGTCAAAAGACGAGGCAACGCTTGAAAAAGGCAACCTAAATTCAACGCTCACTGGCCTTCGCCAGATTTCAGCCGGTGCAGCATCGATGTTCAACGAGCGCAGTACCGCCGCCAAAGCCTTTAACACCTTGTCACAAGGGCTGGCCGCTGCCCAGATGGTTATGAACGCCGCTACCATGGCGTCTAATTTCACAACGACAGAAACCGGCGTTGCGGCAGGCGCGGCGCAAATGTTCGCCCAGTCAGGCTGGGCAGGCTTTGCCGGGGTTGCGGCCATGTTGGCGGTGATGGCAACCTTGGGTTTTGCCAGCGGTGGCAGTAGCACAAGCAAAGCGGCGGACATGACGCCGGAACAAAAAGCCGCCACCGCAGGCGGAGGCACCTCTCTAGGCGACCCGCTTAAACTCTCGGAAAGCATCAACAACTCACTCACGCTTTTAAACGACATCAACGCCGCGCAATACGTCGAGTTAATGGGCATCAACGACGGTATTAAAAACCTGACCGACGCCATCAAGCAAACCATCGCCAATGTGTTTAAAGCCGGGGGCTTAACCTCGTTTGAACCCAATAAGAAAAACGTTAACACCATTGCCACGGGGATCTGGACAGACCCTATCGCCTTTGGGGATATCCTGGCGGGCGCAATCGTCAGGTCACGGCAAGCCGATGTAGTCCAAACCGGCCACGGCGGCGGATTCTTTGGCGGCCAAAAAACCTACACCTACCAACTGCAACTTTCCCAACTGGATTCAGGCATTGCCAAAGGCATTAATGACATATTTGCCAGCATTGGCGATACCATGTTGGGTTTATCAAGAGCGTTAGGCCAGGGTCTTGAGGGAAAACTAAGGCAAGCGGTTATCCCGTCCATCTCCCTTGATTTAAAAGGCTTGACCGGCGAAGAGGCCGCTAAAAAGCTTAATAACGTCATTAGCGCCGCCATGGACCGCATGGCCACCAGTGTCTTTGGCGACATCATTGGTAAATACCAGCAACTCGGGGAAGGCATGTTGGAGACCGCCGTCCGGGTGGTTGCTGAAGTGGCGGTCGTCAAGGATGCCTTTTCAGTTTCAAAGCAAACCATTGGCCGTGATGCCCTGGCGATTGCCGATGGTATCGTGACCTTTGCCGGGGGGCTTAAAGAGTTCCAAGACCAATTTGGCGTCTATCTCGACAAATTCAACGGCGACCGGGAAAAAGCCATCAGGCAACAAAAACAACTGGCCGAAGCGCTGAAAACAGTTGACCTTGCCTTGCCCACGACGCGCGAGGGCTATCGCAAATTACTGGAGTCGTTGGACATGACCAACCACGCCAATATTGAGCGCTATGCCATGCTCATTAAATTAAGCACAGCTGCCGATGCGTATTACTCGGCACAGGCGAGCCTTGCCAAGTTCAAAAAAGACCAGGAGATAGCCCTAATGGAAGCCCAAGGCCGTACCCTGGCGGCGTTAAATGCCAAGCGCCAGCAGGAAATAGACGCCCTCGACAAGCGCTACCAATGGCAACAAAAGCTCATCAACGCGACACAAGATGTCAGCGATGCTTATGCCAAGGCTGAAAGCGTATTGACCAGCATTAAAACCCAGTTTGACGGCATTGCCGATAAATTAAAGGCGTTCAGGATTTCGTTAAGCCTTGGGGCCTTGTCGGCCTTGCCCAAGCCTGTGCAGTATGCCCAAGCACTCGGCCTGTTTAATGAAAATATCGCTAAAATAGCCTTGGGGTTAGGAACGACAGTCGACAGCCAGAACCGTTATGCTAAATCACTGGAGGCCCTGGAAGGCAACACCACCGCACTTTTAACCGCGTCCATGGCGCATTCAGCCACGGCGGTAGACTATGCAAGGGACTATGCCAAGGCCATGGCGGCGGTCAGCAATGCGGAAACCGGGGCTAAAGCTGTTAGTACCGATGCGCAGAAGCAGTTAACCGAATTAAAATCTTCAGTAAAAGGCTTGATAGCCATCAATAAATCGGTGTTATCCGTCCATGATGCCGTTAAAGGCGTACAGGCCGCCATTGTCGTGCTGGTTGGCGTGCAGGCCGGTAAAGCCGCCGCTGATGCCGCGCAAAGAGCCGCCGATGCCAACCAGGGCTATAAAGTTTCTGAGGGGCATATGCCCCCGCCAACCCCGCCTGTTGGGGATGAACCCTATGCCTGGATTGCCATGTGGCAACAACGGATTGCACAATATAGGGCTGGGGTTATACCCCAAGCCATGCTCATGGCGTTATATAATGCTGAAACAGCCAAAGGCCGGCATGATGTCGATACCTTATGGAATGGCGGCAGGCTGCAAGGCTATGAAAAAGGCGTTAATTACGTCCCCAAAGACATGCAGGCCAATATCCACGAAGGGGAGCGGATCATCCCGGCGGCGGATAATAAGTTGCTGATGGCGCGGCTGATGGAACCGCCTGAAACCAACACAGCCAGCTTGGCCTTGCTCGAAGAAATCAGGGCGTTAAGGGCGGAGGTTAACTATCTTCGTGATGATGTCAGGCGGGGGGATGCCGCCAATGCCAGCGCCACCAAGGAAACCACCCGGCAACTCAAACAATGGGATATTGACGGCATGCCCGCCACCACCGTATGAAATTTATCAAACCCGTCCCGATTATAGAAACCGGTACCTTTGCCCGTGCTACAACCGGCGCGTGGTTTGACGAGTTCGGTGTTTTACAAACCGCCGCTATAAATACAGTGCGCAGCTCATATGAGCCTGAAGTTAGACTGTTATTGGAACCTTCGGCCACCAACCTGCTAACGTACAGTGAAGATTTTACCCACTGGACGGGACCGGCTACGCTAGGGACAGCCAACACGGTGAACGGGATTACTTTAGCGCTGGTGTCAGACACTGACGCAGCAATCGCACAATATAGGTTAAAAGACACAACAGTACCCAACGACAGCGCAACCTATCGGGTTTCGCTATTTTTGAAGCAGTCAGACACTGACAACCTGGCAAAAATATACATTCAATTTATAAACGGAGCGCCGGCGGTCCAGCAAATTACCATCAATTTTGATGCTAAAACGGCTATCTCACAGAGTGGGGTAGGATTTGTTTTTAGGGAGGTTGCCACCGGCCTCTTCAGGCTTGAGGCATACGCTATTAACAACAGCACAGGCAACACGGTTTTGCGTGTTGTTGTCTACCCTTGCCCATCATCCGGCACGCAAACGGCTTCTGTTTATGCCGGTGGCGCTCAGGTTGAGCTTGGGAATTACACCACCTCGTATATAAAAACCATGTCCGCTGCCGTGACCCGCTACGCCGACATCAACACCACCATGATGCTAGGGTCGGTGACTGAACCTTACGGGACTGAAGTAGTCTGGAACGCGGCAACCGCCTATACCGTCGGCATGCAATGCATCCTGACAGCCACCCATAAAATTTATGAATGCGCGATTGCCAATACCAACTTTATCCCGTCATCGAACATCACCGGCACCTCGCCGAAATGGTTCGTGGTGGGCGCAACCAACCGATGGCGCGTTTTCGATGAGGTGTATGGATCAACCTCAGACATACCCAGCGTCCTCGGCTTTATCATAACCCCGTATGTCGCTGCCGATAGCCTGGCTTTATTGAATATCAAAGCCGATACCGTCACCGTCGTGGTAACGGACGTAGGCCCGGTTGTGACCTTGGTTAAAACCTTCGTTTTAACGGGGTTAAGCGACTTTATCATCAGTGACCTCGGGATGACAGCGACCAGTTCAATCACGATTCAATTAAGGGTTGCAACCGGCAATGTCAGGCTAGGAAAGTTAGTTCTCGGCTCAAAATTTGAGCTGGGTACTACGCAATACGGTGTTAAAACCGGTATCAACGATTACTCAACAAAAACCATTGATGCCTGGGGCGGTACTACCATCGTCAAGCGCCGCTACTCCAAGCGGCAAAACGTCAACCTCGTTATCGATAACGCCCGGGTTGACCTGGTCTACAATACCCTGGCCGCGTACCGGTCTACGCCTCTGGTATGGATCGGCGCGGATAATCTTTATTCCATGATGATCCAGTACGGGTATTATCAGAGCTTTGAAATTGATGTCCAATATTATTTAGAAAGTTACTGCACGTTGGAAATTACAGGATTGACCTAAATGAAAAGAATAATTATTGAATACACCCCCCCCGAGGCAAACCAAGCGGGTATTTTTCACCTGCCGCAAAGCGCCATTGCGATTCAGTACGAGGGTAAACTCTACATAGATTATATCGTTGACAGTGCCACAGAATCACCGGCAGGCGCGTACTATATAGGCGAGATGTTAGCTGATGGTAGCGTCGTCGATACCGTCGGCAATGCCAGCGAATTTCCGCATGTTTTCGCAGGCTGGGACCGAAAAACCCCGGACGCTGAACTCATGGCAGCCGTATCGATTACGCCCCGCCAGGCACGGTTGATCTTGTTGGAACATGGTTTTTTAGATGCCGTTGAGGCGATGGTTGCCCAGCAACCGGAATCCGTCAGGATTCAATGGGAATACGCCATCGATATAAAGCGCAATGACCCTTTAGTTTGCGCGTTACTTGAAGGCATGGGACAAACACCGGAGCAAATAGACACGCTGTTTATGCTCGCTAAAACCTTGTAACGCCATGCAAGAAACCTCAGACCCCAGCACCTGGCCAGTAGTCACCTGGGTCATCGCCTTAAGCATGGCCTTAAGCGGTGGCTTGATCAACTGGCTTGGAAACAGCAAGTCCATCAAGGACGGGCACTTTAAAATATTCGAGTTGTTTGGTGAACTCTTCACCTCTGGCTTTGTTGGTGTGGGTATTTTTATGCTCACCGATTCAGTAGGACAACCCATGGGTGTGAGTGCCGCCTGTGCTGGAATCGGGGGACATATGGCGACACGTTTCCTGTTCCTGGTTGAGCGTATTATCGAGTCCAGATTGTTGAAGGCCAGTGTTGATGTTGAGAAAGACGATGTCAAAACAAACTTGCTAGATAAGTGATAAAACAAGCCTTGGAATACGGACGCCTGGCGCGTCCTTTTTTTTGCCTGAAATATAGTGAAGCAATAATGAAGCAATTATTGCTTTTTATGATGCTTAATCATGAATACTAATAAATTAATAACTTTATAAATATCAATAAACTACGATTTAACTAATTGATAAACAATCTATGTCGTGGGATTCATAACCCCGGGGTCGGTGGTTCAAGTCCACCTATCGCCACCATAAAATCAAAGGGTTAAGAAATTCTAAAATAAATAACCGTGGCATAAAAAGCATTCTGTAAGCACTAAGGAAAATTTACAGTTATTTTTTTTGCGTTTATATTTTCTCTCTTGGCTAATATTTTGGAGAAAGTAATCGCCACATTCACCCAAAAAAAAACAGGCTGGTATTGCCAAGTCAGGCGTAAGGGACATAAAAGCATTGGACGCACGTTTAACACCAAAGGCGATGCCGAACGATGGGCTTTAAAAATTGAATCCGATATGGGTATCGGTGTCTACCAGGACAATCGCGAAACCCTGTCAACCTCATTGGCCGAATGCCTGGATCGTTATGCATCTGAAATAATGCCGTTAAAAAAGGGCGCGGTTCGGGAAAAATACCGTACTGCTCTTTGGAAAAAAAGTCACTTGGCAGGTAAGGGGATAGGCACTATCAGACAAGTTGATATGGCTATATGGCGTGATACACGGCTTTCCGAAGGTATCAGTGGAAGTACGGTAACAAAAGACCTGGCTTTCCTGTCCCATGTGTTCACTATTGCTATAAAGGAATGGGGGATGCCACTGATTAATCCGGTTGCCATGATACGGCTACCTAAACCCAATAGCTCACGGGATCGGCGCTTATACGAAGGCGAGGAACAACTGATATTAAATAATTGCTCCGCAGAATTAAAAGCCTATGTCACGCTAGCCATTGAAACCGCGATGCGGCGCGGGGAGCTGGTTGGACTTCAGCGTAAATGGATCAGGGGAAAAGTGGCTTATTTACCGGAAACGAAAGGGGGGGTATCGCGTGACGTACCCTTATCAACCGAGGCGCTTAAAGCGATTAACAGCTTGCCACTTCGGTTGGATGGCCGATTGTTTGAGTTTCAGGCTGACCATTACAGCAAGGCGTTTTTAAAAGCATGTCGTAAAGCGGGTATTACGGGGTTGAATCTTCATGACTTACGCCATGAGGCACTTTCAAGGATGGCCGAGAAAGGGCTTTCTATTCTGGAATTAAAAGCTATTGGTGGCCATAAGACCGTTGAAATGCTGTCTAAATATGTGCGGTTGAATCCAGACGATCTAGCTAACAAGCTGGGCTAAACTGCCAAGCGTGGCCGTCCACGTTTCTTTCCTGAAGCCAGCATAGCGCCATCACCGAGCTTTTCAGACCATTCGACCAATTCAGAATGCCGCCATAGAACCCGAGTACCTACACGCACGGGCTTAGGGAATCTTCCCTCGATCACCAGACGGTTAATCGTGCTGATACTGAGCGATACCGCCGAGACTGTTTCTTCTTTATCAAGCAATATTTTAAGCATAGTCTAAATAACCGCTTCTTCAAAAATGTCGGTCTGTGGGTTGTTTTCCAGGCGTTTATTCTTTTAAACTACCGAACATATCAATCTGATTACCCTTGCCAAAATTAGCCACCAGCGCCATCAGCGCGTTGTGCATTTCCGGTTCCACTCGTACAATGCCATCCTTGCTGTAGCCTTGTAAGTAAGCCCAACCCTTTTCAGTAATAAATTTTTTATAGACGGGTTTATAGTCGATTTCTATTCTAACCAAGTCTAATACTTCCATCTTTTTAAAAAACTTATGGGCTTCAAGAGGACTTCCGCCGATGACGCTGGAAATACAATTAGGGTCTTTAGGGATAGAGGTTTTTAGTTTGGCTTGTAGTTCTTCGAGTTGGGCGTGTTCTTCGGTAACTTTTTTATCGTAGGTTTGAATGACTTCATGGTGGAACTCTACGCTTAACCAAATCGCGTAACTGTATACCAAATCTTTGACCGCATACGTACCTGAAAACTCACCACCCTTAATTATTTCGATAGGCTGGATGCCCACACCAAAGTGAGAATTTACACCGTTAATTTCTAAAAAATCGACATACTTTTGAGCTGTTTTTGTCCTTAGCCAATCGGTCGGTCTATCACTTTCATCAGCCAATCCCATTTTTTTAGCGGCGTTATACAAGTCGGTAAGACTATAGCGGTTATCGGCATCGACGTTGATGGTTATGCCGTGTATTTGTATTGCGTCATTCATACATTTATCCACTGTTCATAAAAATCAATCATACGAATATCCCCTGTTTAACAGCGCCGGTCTAAAATTAAGAATCCACCATTTTTTATACCCGGAATAAACAAACGGCTCGGCTTTTCTCTGGATGCAGTACACATCGTCTTCCGATTTTGAATAAACCGGCTGGCTGACAATTTTAAGCCGCTTTTGACGTTCTTCCGCGTCCCTATAGCCACAATGCTTGATTGGGTTGGTTGCAACCCAGGCCATAAACTCGGCTTTGTCATAGGCCTTGATTTGTCGCCCTGTATTTTTGTTTAGCACAAACACGCATGGAGTCGGTATGCGTCCTGCTTTATCCATTTTTGAAATGGTTCCGTGCGCTACGCCTAAAGCAATGGCGGCTTCTTTGGTGGTTATGCACATGGCGATGTCTATCAACCTCTCAAATCCAGCTTTCTATCACGCTGCGATGGTCATTTTCTGAACGATTTATTCTAACAAGCTCATGGTCTGAGTAGTTTTGAATCTTTCCCCGCAAGTCCTCAAGCCCTGAAGCTCTCAAAATACTTTTTGTCGGCTGGTCAAGTTCAAACATTCTTGCCACATACTCATTCGGAAAATCTTTAGGGCTAAAGTAGATTGTCCATATTTCTAATTTTGGTTTTTCCATATCAATCCCTCAAAAAATCCAGCTTTTCATCCAGCAATTGCCTGAACTTAGCCTGATCGTGATCCGACATGATTTCAATTTGATCAATCAAGGCCTGTTTTTCATTGCAGGATTCAATCTCAAACGCCCAGTTTTTATCAACCGGCCTGGCTTCTTTCTTCAAAGCCGCTTGGCGTTTGGTAAACGCGTTCTTGGCGGTCTTACCGGCTTCGTTGTCCAGTTCGGCCATGGCGATATGTACCAGCTCCTGCTCCTCAACGGTTTTAGCCTCGCGAATCGTAGCCAGCACTTTACCTAATGCGTAAGGGTCAGGTTTTTGTGGTGTTTGTAATGGCTCAACGAACGGCAGTTCATCATCAGGAATGGAATAGATTTCGCCGGTTTCTTCATTGATGGTTTCTTCAGGTTCGGGTTCGGCTATGGGCGCGTCATTTATTTCTGTGACGATCCCGCTTTCAATCGTACTGGAGTAGTCTACCTTTTTACCTATTTCGGCCTTATCATCGACGGCAAGCGCGGTTGCAACTTGTCGGGTATCGCCTACAGGCAGCAGTTTAGCCAGCTTTTTAACGGCTTTTCCGATAGCCATTTCAATGTACCAATCTTTCCAGATGCCTTGTGGGGTAGTCGCCCCGCGTTGGTTAGGAGACACTAGCCGCAACTTCTCAATGACTTTTTTAGCCACGAACACGCTGTACTCGTCCTTAGTGTCCGAGTTACGGGCAATGACGAAAACGCCGCGTAAATGGGCATAGGACCACGCTGAATCACCTTCATCGCGTTCATCCAGATCAGGCGTAAATTGTACCCGGTTATCCCAGCCATCCCAGGCCATGCTAAATTCATCACAATCAAAGACAGGAAAGGCTTTAACCAGCCAGCCAGCCCTAAACAACAACTGAATCCAGCCTTTATAGCCCAGTTGTAGGGTGCACTGGTCTTTATAGCCAATTAAATACGCTTGTCCAAGGTTCTTATCGACAGAAAGATTAGCCATCGCCACGCCAATTAATGACTGGACAATTGATTCCGGTGAACAATTACGCAGGGCAGGGTCATTAGCCACCACCAAGGAAGCCGCTAAAAACTTGTTGGCTTTGGTTTCATCCTCCAGCAACGAGGTTATTTGCCGTTTAGACTGTAACAGCACCGCCTTGAGCTGGTCCGCACGGGGCAGGTCTGCGAGTCTTACGGGGGGCTTGTTGCCATTTATTAAGGCAGACTTTAATTGTGCTGACATATCAGTAATTCCTATTGTTATTTTTTTGACGTTCAAAATGTTTTTTCGCTGATTGCTCATGATCTAAGCCGTCATGGTAATCATCATTAACCCTGTCCATATCAAGGTTGTCAGGATTTCCACCGGAACGCCAAACATCATAAAAAACATCATTCTCATAATCGTATTCTTCTTTTCTGCTCACGGTAAACTCCTACTTAATGAGTAAAGGCCTGATACCAGGCACAGTCTTGGTGTTTTCACGTAGGTATTGGGTAAGAACATCCGAGATACCTTCCATTTGCGGGTTATTTTTAAAACTGTTTAGCCAACCTGTAAAATCAGCGACGGCTTTTTCATAACCTACTTTCGTTGAGTCCTTATTATTCTTCCATGAGCAAATGGTACTGCCTGCATACTGTAACAACGCCGAATCGCCCATGACTTTCTTTAAGTTGGTTGTCAGCTCGACAATCAGGCCGTCCAAGTCTTTGGCATCGGTTTTAAGCCGCTTAATCTCTTGGCAAAGGTTCAGGAGGTTGTCGTCGGCTTCGAGGATCGTGCCTAAGTCGTGCTTGAACAACCGGGCAACATCGTTAGCGGTTTTGGGTTCTGGCGGTATCCTTGGGATAACATGGTTATGCCAAAATGCGCCGCCTTCCCGAATTAAAACAGCTTCTATTTCCAGATCCCGTTCTATCCTGAATTCTTTGTAAGAATTGCCACCAAACAGCGCGGCAATAATGGCAAAATCCGCGTCCATGACAGCCATATAAAAAGCCACTTGTGCGGCGTAGGACAGCGGCACTTGGTCACTGTTTTCAAAGCCCCAGCTATCGCTAGCGAAGGCGTTAACCGTCTTGATCTCTAAAATGCCACGATTACCCTGGTCATCATCAAAAAGACCATCCACATTAGCCAGCATCCATTCATGTTGTGGGTGCATGGCAATCGGTACGTTACGCATCACTTCAAAATCAGGATGCTCCCTTGAAAACCGTTCAGCAATGGGTTGTTCGAGTGCATGACCCCAGTAAAAATGCTCCTGATGCTCCTGTTCCAGCTTGGGTTCTGTTTTGTCGAAGTAAACATCGAGGGCGGATTTATATTGGCTCACGCCGATCACCGCCCCAATATCAGAACCGCCCAGGCCCGATTGACGGGCTTGTAAAAATTCATAATTTGCTTGGGGTTCCATCAAATCACCTTTATCAATGCCGCTGCAATCAGCGTAAGCATAATTGCAGTTAGGGTTTTAGCGCGGGTGTCAGCCGCTTTTAGAGGGGTTGTTTGTTCAAGCAGCCAGGAGCGGTCAGCCCAGTCGGGTTGTTTCATTTGCTTTTTCCTGTGTAAACTCTAAAAATTAATGGTTCAGGGCTTCGTAGTTGGTGTATGCAATAGCGTTTGTTCCGTTTCCGTATATCCGTACTTTCGACGTTCCCAGCAGGCCACGATCCAACGTGGTGTACTTTAAGGCCCCCTCCGTAGTTATGACACACGAACCGTTTAGAAGTAGCGCCTTAAATTGCTCTACATCGTGCTTTACGAGGGCATGGACCATTTCCTTAAAAGCGTCCTCAGTGGTACATAAAGGGTAATCCTTTTTTAAGGTTGCTGCGGTTGCTGACGTTGAAATCAGGGCTATCATGGCGGCTGTTAATAATTTGTTCATTTGCTTTTTCCTATGAAGTTAAAAGAATGGCCTGAATCTCACAGACCTGCCGTTAGAAATCGAGAGAGGCGATTTAACGGATAATTTGCTCCGGTGTGGGTAATTATACGCTATCGTATATTTTAATCAATACGTAATCGTATAATTTAGGGAAAATAAATATTATTACACCCAGTCGCCTTATTTCGGGCAATAAAAAACCCGCACCAGGCGGGTTGATTGTATAAGGTATTGAGATTTACTAATTTATGCTATCAGATAACTCAAGGCGACGCTCTATGCGCTCAAGTCGTTTTGAAAAGCTATCCAGCCGACTTTTGACTTGTGCTAAATCAACGTGAAGAAATGCAGTGGATTGTTCTATTGAGGATACGCGACCTGTCAGCATATCCACTTTTTCATCTAAAGATTCAAGTGATTTTCTGATATGTTTTAAATGTTCTAAAACAATATTGTCTATATTATCAGTCATTTTTTATTAGCCATCCTCTCATAAGTCTCTGAATCGGGCTCATGGGCTAGTGTGAGCCTGCCTTCCATGGCGTTTGTTAATTGGGTTTTTTCGGGTTCCGGTGGGTTTTTTGAATTATGTTTAGGATTAACCATTGATTTTATAATTAATTCAAGGCTACTAATTTGCTCACTGGATAATTTACTCATTAATTCATTAATGGTTTTAATTCTACTATCTAACACATTATCAAAACCCCTTAATTCTGCTTCAGTCGCATCAAGTCCTTTAGCTAGTTTTTGAATGGTGCTTGATCTTGGATCGCCATGTTTGCCACTCAAAAATCGCTGAATCGTAGGTTGTGGAACCTCTGATTTTTCAGAAAGAGTATAAGGGTTTAGGCCCTTCTCAATCATTTTTTTTCTTATATTTTCTCTCAATGTGTCCATTTGTCCAATGTAGAGCGATGGAACATTAGAATCAAACACGTTGGCGTATTGACTACCAATACGTTTGCGTATATTATCTGTTGTTATGAAATTAAACATACAAAAAATACTCACCGATATAAGAAATACGGGATTAACTGACCGAGAAATAAGTATGCTCATTGGTACTTCACAGGCAACTATTCATAGAGTACGTACAGGCGTACATAAGAACTCGCATTACGCGTTAAATATTTACCAATTAGCAAAAAAAATACGCCCCGATCTTTACACTGATT